GCTTTGAAGCTGCCATAATTGGGGCGTTCTATGGTCAGGAAATGCGTAGAATCACGGACTTAGAGCGCATTACTACCGTTGACTATGATCCGATGTTCCCATGCCATACTGCTTGGGATTTAGGATTTAACGATTCAACGAGTATTTGGTGGTTTCAAGTGGTTTATGGGGAAATACGGGTACTCGACCATCACTCCAGCAACGGTCAAGCCATACCGTTTTACACCATGCTGCTAGACCAAAAAGAAGATGAATTTGGGTACAAATATGGCTTCCATTACCTGCCCCATGATGCAAGGGCAAAAACACTAGCAAGCGGTGGAAAGAGCATAATTGAACAAATTTCTGCAAAAATTGACATAAAACACCTAAAAATCGTACCAAATCTGTCATTACAAGACGGAATACAAGCAACACGACTTGCATTAACTCGCTGTTGGTTTGATAATAGATGTGAAGAAGGAATTGAATGTTTGCGTCAATATCAACGAGAGTGGGATGATGATAAAAAAGTATTTAGGGATCGCCCAAAACACGATTGGACAAGCCACTCTGCGGATGCGTTCCGCTATCTCAGCATTGTATGGAAAGACGAAGATAGCCCTATCCTCTCGGATGCAAGACCTAAAGGCCTTCATGTCGGGCAAACGGATGTGACATTGAACGAAATGTGGAAATCTACCCCAAAAATTACGAATACTAGGATATAAGCATGGATCACACTTACGAAGATTGGTATAACTGCATCGCCCAATACGAGCGTACATTTAAAGAATGGGAAGGTCGTGCCGATAAGATCGTTAAGCGTTACCGTGACGAATCCCGTAGCCGCAACAATCCACAAGCTAAGTTCAATATTCTGTGGAGCAATGTACAAACCATTACCCCAGCGGTATTTGCAAGACTACCAAGACCTGATGTAAGCCGTAGATTCCGTGACAACGACCCGATTGGTCGTGTAGCGTCAATGATGTTAGAGCGGGCATTAGAGTACGAAATTGAGCATTATCAAGACTATGCCAGCGCAATGAAGCAAGCGGTACAAGACCGTTTATTGGGTGGGCGTGGTACTGCTTGGGTTCGTTATGAGCCACATATTGTCGGTCAAGCTGGCGGTGAAGCAGAAGGCGCACCTGATGATGGCTTTCAGGTTACTGAAGATACAGACGAAGCAGAAACCGAAGGCGGTATATACCGTGAAGATCAAGAGCGCATAGAGTATGAGTGCGCCCCAGTCGATTATGTTTACTGGCGTGACTTTGGTTTGACCGTAGCCCGTACATGGGAAGAAGTAACCGCAGTATGGCGTAAAGTCTATATGGAACGCCCTGCCCTTGTTGAGCGATTTGGTGAAGAACTGGGCGGTAAGATTCCGCTAGACACTAAGCCTGAAACATCCAAAGCATTCAATGAAAAGATGGGTGAAATGGCACGGGAAGCCCTAATTTATGAGATTTGGGATAAAACTACTGGTCAAGTGATTTGGCTATCTAAGTCTATGGGCAAGATTCTTGATACCCGTGACGATCCGTTGCAGCTTGAGAACTTTTGGCCCTGCCCAAAACCCATGTTCTCTACCCTTACGACTGACAGCCTAATCCCTGTACCTGACTTTGTTCTATATCAAGACCAAGCAAGACAGCTAGACACGTTGGCAGACCGCATTGATGGCTTTATTCAAGCCCTTAAAGTACGGGGCGTTTACGATGCGGCAGAACCTAGCTTGCAGCGTTTGTTTACCGAAGGCGAGAACAATGCATTGCTGCCAGTTAAGAATTACGGTGCATTTAGCGAAAAAGGTGGATTGCAAGGGGCTATTAACCTTGTAGACATTCGCCCAATCGCTGAAGGCTTGCAGATGGCTTATCAAGCTATGGAGCAGGTTAAAGGTCAAATCTACGAGATTATGGGCATTGCTGATATTCAGCGTGGTCAGACCGATCCCAATGAAACCCTTGGCGCACAGATTATTAAGTCAAACAACGCTTCAGGGCGTTTAAAGACTATGCAGCATGAGGTAGTGAACTTTGCTACCGCCTTGTTGCAGATCAAAGCACAGATTATTTGCCAGCACTTTACCGATGACACCATCGTTAAGATTAGCGGTGCAATGCAATTATCCCCACAAGATCAAGCACTTATACCGCAAGCCCTTGCACTTCTGAAAGACGAACCAGCTAAGAACTTCCGTATCGAAGTAACTAGCGATTCCATGATCTATCAGGATGAGCAGCAGGAAAAGCAAGACCGTGTTGAATTCTTAACCGCAGTAAGCAGCTTTATGCAGACCGCATTACCTGTAGCGCAAACATCACCTGAACTTACCCCATTGCTAATGGAAATGCTTAAGTTTGGCGTAACCGCATTTAAAGCTGGCAAAGGCATGGAAGGTTTGATTGACGAAACAGCAGACAAGTTCCGTCAGCAAGCACAGGCAGCGGAAGGACAACCCAAGCCGCCTACACCTGAAATGCAGAAGTTACAGATGCAAGCGCAGATGGAGCAAACCAAGCTGCAAGCCCAAACACAAGCTAAACAAGCTGAAATGCAGATGCAAATGCAGATTGACCAGCAAAAAATGCAGATGCAGATGGAACTGGAAAAGGCTAAACAAGAGTACCAAGCCCAAGAAAATCAGCTTAAATTCCAACTGGAAGAACAGCGCAATATGATGGATCGGGAGATGGAGATTAAAGTCGCTCAAATGAAGATGAATACCGAGCGCAATACCCAAGTCTTACTTGCCCACATAAACAATGGCGCAAAAATCGAAGTAGCCCGTATTGGTGCTGATGAATCAACAGGTGAACAGGCCTACATGACTGAAATGGACATGGCTAAGTCAATGGAACACCCATTGCAGCCTATTGCCGATGCTATTGCTATGAGCAACCAACAAATGACACTAGCATTAGGTGACCTAGTAAATACCATAAATGAGAACCACAACCGCCCCAAACAAGTATTACGGGGTCAAGACGGTAAAATCATAGGCGTTCAATAATGGCTATAACAGTCAAGCATTTAAAGGTATCAACTATCCCCGATGCAGGGGATGATACCCTTGTAGAACCGTCAGATTGGAATGCTGACCACCAATTAACGGGGACTGTTCCTGTAGCTAATGGTGGCACAGGTGCTTCTACGGCTAATGATGGATTTAATGCCCTTGCTCCTAGCCAAACTGGTAACAGCGGCAAATATCTAACTACTAACGGAACAGATACTTCATGGTCTGTAAACCCATTAGGAACGGTAACTTCTGTTGCGGCAACTGCTGGAACGGGTATTTCTGTAACTGGAAGCCCCATTACGACTAGCGGTACATTGATTATTACCAATACTGCCCCTGACCAAACAGTTAGTATTGCAAGCGGTACTGGTATATCGGCAACAGGAACATACCCTGCGTTTACAGTAACTAATACCTTACCTGACCAAACCGTAGTTTTAACGGCCGGAACAGGAATTAGCACTAGCGGCACATACCCTAATTTCACTATTACAAACACTAGCCCATCTTTAGGTGGTGATGTAGTTGGCCCAGCTTCCGCAACAGATAATGCAGTAGTTAGGTTTGACACCACATCAGGCAAATTACTGCAAAACAGCGTAGTTACCGTAGGCGATACAGGCGCAGTTTCAGGCGTTACAACATTAGCAGCTTCTACTAGCGTTACTACACCTATTGTTCAGGCTACCAATTCTGCTGGTTTAGCCCTTAGAAACTCGGCAGGTACTACCCAAATTAGCATGGGTGGCGGTGGTGGTGACAATGTAACGATTGCTGTAGCTACAAATATTAACGGTGCAAACGCACAAATTGACATTAGCCCTACTGGTACAGGTCATGTACACATTAAGCCAACTGGTACAGGATCGCTTGAAATAGCACCTACAAACGCTGGAACAATGAATAACATGGTTATTGGCGGCACAACGCCTTTAGCCATTACAGGCACAACCATTACTGCTACTAGCTTTGTTGGTTCAGGTGCAAGTCTTACCAATGTGGTTAATTCTTTGGCAGCAAGCACAGGCATTAGCGTATCAGGTTCAACTGGTGCAGTTACAGTAACCAACACCGCTCCCGACCAAACGGTAGCCATTAGTTCAGGAACAGGTATTAGCGTATCAGGTACTTATCCTAACTTTACTGTCACCAATACAAGCCCAAGTTCAGGCGGTACTGTTACATCAATTACTGCTGGAACAGGTTTAACAGGCGGCACAATCACGACTTCAGGAACAATTGCCATTGATTCTACTGTCGTTGTAACATCGGGCAGCTATGCTGATCCCGCTTTCATTACTAGCCTTGCTGGTAGTAAAATCACAGGAACAATAGACGGTGGAACTTTCTAAGGAATCATTATGCCAACAATATTAAAGACTAAAAACAGCGTTACTACTACGGTAGTACCGA